GTCTCCCCCCATACTTCTAGCACAAGGATCAGGTTTAAAATGTACACATCAAGGCACAGAGGTGGCTCCGTAATCTATGGTGGTGAAAGATGCGGGACCGATCCCTTTACTGGGACTGGAGACGCGTTCACACCACGGCTTATTGGAGACCACTCGTGTTTTGATGAGGTACATCCCGGTCCTCCCTATCTAGTCGGTGGCCCTCTTCTTGTCAGCAAAGTCATGCATGGCATTAAGAGGTTTCCACCGATATCTACTCACTACTTTAAAGGTTTGGGTTGGTATGATGGATATATGAGTGTAAACCCATATATTCCTCCTGTCATTCCTACGCCTCTCGGTCTGATTGGCTGGGGAGCGATAGGATGGAACCGAACCTTTCCGCTGCATCCGATTTACCAGTTGGGTGCATCTATCTATGAACTTAAAGATGTTCCTGGTATGCTTTCGCATACCAAGAATTTGTTTTCTTCGCTCCGTGGATTCTCCTTTTCAAAGGTGAGTACCACGGTTGGAGGATTCCTTAAGGACATGGATAAGGGTGCCAAGTTTGTCGGCTCTCACTATCTGAATCTTCAATTCGGATGGGCGCCTCTTTTTCAAGATTTAAGCTTCATATTAAATATGCAGCTTAAACTCTTAAAGAAGCTCCTCTGGTTGAAAAAACAGAATGGTAAGGCCGTCCGTCGTAAAATCGTTTTGAATCAGTATGGATTTTCCGAGAATGTTTCTCGGCTGACCGCTTCATCAGCGACCTGTTCCCCTACTCTTTCATCTGATTGCTACGGCGCTGGCATGTCGATACCACGTGTTTTCGATGTGACAAAAACCTATAAACAGAAAATTTGGTATGTTGCCAAATATCGGTTTTGGGTTCCTGACCTATTAAAGGGCCTTCCTCTTCGTAATCTTACGAAGTTGAGAGCTAATTTAATGGCCTTGTCGCTTGACCCCGGTACGGTTTATACCGTTTGGCCGTGGTCATGGCTCATCGATTGGTTCACGTCGGTTGGTAGTGCCATTCGGAATTTAGCCTTGAGTGCCAAATTTGGTGTTGTCGCAGAATACGCGTACGTGATGTGCAAGGAATCTTACTTGTACACCGCACCGGGTTCTGTGACAGTCCAGACTGGCAAGCAGGTCGCGTTCCAATGGGTTGGCCCTCTTATCACGTTTACTGGAAACAGTATTACACGATATGAGTTTCGCCAAAGGGAGGTAGCTAACCCTTACGGGTTTGGGATAACCTGGAATGCTTTGTCAAGCTTTCAGTTGTCCATCCTTGCTGCTTTAGGCTTATCGAAACGGCCCCGTTAAGGAGACGCTCGGAGCCCAAAAACAAGAAAAGGACTAAACATGGCCTTCGCTGATCCCATCTCAATCTCGGTTGGGCAAACTAATACCCTATCGGGAGGGACTGCAAAATCTCTTGCTCGAAAATCCTCTTTGGGTCAGACATCACAGTATACGACGTCTGACGGTCTATTCACTGCACAGATTTCCCATAAGCAGGGAAGTCGTATACGTAGTGAATCCCGTCTTGACTTCTTTACTGTATATACTGACCCAACTACGGGTCTCGGCAGGAATGTGTCTGCGACCGCTTATGTCACTTTGAATCGCCCGCAGGCTGGCTTTACTTCTAGTCAGCTTACGGACATCATAACTGGCATTTGCGGTTATATGTCACAGACTGCTAATATGACGAAGTTTCTTGCAGGCGAGAATTAAGGCGATGTTACACCCTTTGGTGTATCTTTGCCCTTACTTCCATTTCTGCCTTCATCATATCAGTCCTTTTTGCAAGTGTTGGATGATCCATTCCTGGATCGTCTAACTCTGCTTGGCGTGCTTAGGCTAGTGATTCTCAACCTCTTTTAAAGGAGACGAGATGAAAAGCCTAGACATCCTTTCGACCATACTTGACGAAGCACATATCTCTTGTGCTAGTACTTCTCGTGATAGGATTACCATCCTGTCACGCTGTGAAAACGAAGGTGAGTCCTTTCTTGGAATCACCTTACCTTTGTTCGCTCAATGGCTCGAAGAGAGTCTTGAACGAGGAAAGGTTTCGACCTGGATCTATTCACGGTTTCGTAAGAGACCTAAGAATAAATCTGTCCTTCCGTGTTTCTTGCACGGGTTGACATGTCGCGTTTTCGATGCTAAGACCGGTTTACTTCTGGAAAGCCCAGACGTAAACGCCATATTCTTCGTACGGCAGATCTGTCTCTTTAACAAGAAAGTCTTCAAAGTCTGCGATCCCAAGCGGGATCGTAAGGCTATTGAAGGCTATAAAGAGCTAGACGACAGTCTTAGAAGTAGTCCTAGATTTCCGATTGAATTCTCGCGAGCTTTAGACTGGATCTGTAGGCGGCATTTGCCGACTATTGAAACAGCTTATCTTCGCGAGATCGAATCTGATTCGACTCTTCCTCGTCACGGACCAGGTGCCACTGCTGATAAGGCATGGGCAAATGGAAAGTTTCGCCTTAGAGACTTCTATCGGAGATGGAGTGGTATCTTCAGCTGGGAAGAATTGTATGGCTTTCCAACCATACACCAGTCTGGAGGAGAGATGACTCGTTCGGATGAGGAAACGGCTGTTAAGGTCGCTTCGGTTCCGAAGACGATGAAGACTTCTCGAATTATCTGTGCTGAACCGACTGCTATGCAATATGCACAGCAACTCGTTATGGCACGGTTAGTCAAGGCTCTTCAACGTTCGCGCCTACATTCTCAATTTAACTTTGACGATCAGCGTCCTAATCAGGAAGCTGCCCGTTTGGGTTCGATTGATGGATCATTGGCGACACTTGATCTCTCAGAGGCGTCCGACAGAGTTAGCTGTTTGCTAGTTTCTGCCGTTTTCCGTCATAGCCCGACACTACGAAAGCATTTATTTGCTTGTCGGTCGTCCCGAGCTATGATGCCAGGTGCGAAAGAATCTTTTGCACTGAGGAAGTACGCTTCTATGGGGTCTGCCCTTACTTTTCCTGTTGAAGCTATATGCTTTTACATGATTAGTTTAGCTGCTCTAGTCTCCTCACGGAGATTATTTCGCAGCGATGGCAGGCCCAAATCACTCAAGGACTACGAACAGGCTCGAAAGAGCGTGCTCGTCTTTGGAGACGATATCATCGTTCCCACAGACGTCGTTGAGGAAGTGACGAAGTACCTTGGAGCTTTCGGCCTCAAGGTAAACTCCAAAAAGTCTTTCTTTTCAGGAAGCTTTCGTGAGTCGTGTGGTCATGATTATTTTAAAGGGACGTTTATCACGCCCGTTTATCTTCGTCATGACCCTCCTAAGTCGCTTCGCGACGCCGCTGCATTCGTATCATGGGTTCAAATGTCCAATCGCTTCTTTCGAAGCGGATTGTGGCAAACCGCTGACAAGATCAGACAGTATATCGATAAGATATACAAGCTGCCTCTTGTTAGTGATACGTGTGCAGGACTTGGTTGGCATCATTATACTAATGCTTTTACAGCTACGCTTACCGAAGTTAAGCCTAAGGATGATGAATCCCCAAGCTATGGTAAACGTTGGACTGTTAAGACACTAGTCCCTAACTCTAAGAAACTCAGCGATGAGCTATTAGAGTACGATAGACTTCTCTTCTTTCTTTTGAACAGGAAAGAAGGTAAAGAATATCGTGGTGATGCGACCACGTCTCCTAAGCGAAATTCGCTTAAGCTGCGTCGTCGTACAGTACTCGCCTATTAGTTCTAGTAGGCAAGTTCTTGCGCATATCAATGCGCAAGAGGGGAGCTGCTGAG